TTGCTCTCTCCAGTTTCTATACTTCTCTGCTCTCTCTAGCTTTATCTTGTTTCTTTCCTCTCTCTCTTTCTCTTCTGCAAGGTCTGCCTCCTCTTTCTCTCTTGCTTTTTTGTCGTCTTCTATCTTCTTCTCTCGAGCTATTCTGTCGTCCTCAAGTTTTTGCTTTTGTCTCTCTATCTCTTCTCGTTCCTCGTCAAGTTTCTTTCTCTCGTCGTCCATGATCTTCTGGTCTGCTGCTAGTTTTTCTCTGGCCACTCGGTCCTTCTCTTTTTGTTCTGCCTCGTATTCCAGTTTCTCTTTCTCTAGCTTGTCTCCCACTCTAAGGTTGACGTATGCCTCGAAGTTGTTTGCATCCATAAGAAGAAGGTCGTCGTCTGATATTTCCACCCCGTCACCGATCGCTGCGAGTCTCTCTCTTCGTGCGGGTATCTTCTCTCTTCGTGACTCGATGAGTATCTTTGCCTCGGCGTCCTTCTCTATCTTTTCAAGTCGTCGCTCCTCCGGTTCGATGATTGCTATAAGCTCGTTCTCTTTTGCAAGCACCGCTTTGTTGAACTTGTTAGCCTCGTCTCTTAGTGACTTGCCGTACTTCTCGATTTGAACGCGTCGCTTCTTAAAGTCTATACGCGATTCTTTTATAATGTCTATTCTCGTATCGGCCGTGATGTCTTTTGTATTCTCAACCATTCTTTGCAGGTCTGCAATCGTCGGGTCAAACTTTTGTATGTCTGACTCGTTTAATACTATTTTTGCTTCTTGTGTTTCACTCATATGTTTATTTTATATATTTGATTAATTCATTAATGTCTTCGTACTTGCCCCACTTGTGTGTCTTAAGTAAAAAGTATTTTTTGTTCGTAGGATATATGTCTATCGCTCCCGCGCATCTGCATTGGTATTCCGTCACCTTGAGCGCGTCTATTTCATGCTCGTCAATGAACCGGTTCAGCTCCTTGTAGTTGTCTTTCGATCTCTCTATCTTTGCGTGTGTCTTCTTTGCCATGGTTTTAGAATTCAGTAGGTAATACTATTTCCTTCCATCTCATCCAGTCCTCTCTAAAAATTAGCAGGGCTTCCATTGCTTGTGCGATTGCTTCTTGCAGGATCTCGTTCGATCTCTCAACCACTACCGTGTATGTTTTCTGGTCGTCGTTGATAAATCTTGCATCGTATATCAAGAAATGCAGCTTCTTCAGGTCATTGTTTACCAGAAAGTAATTCACCACTTGCCATTTGTACTCTGTCGGTATCCCTAGAAATGGAGCTTGCGAGCTTGGCTTGCCGTTGTATCCTGGCGGTAGCAATCCCTCGAGTTCTGATATCGTTCCCTTCGGGTTGTGTGGCGTGTCTGTCTTCTCGAGTATCTCTAGCATCTCTGCCTTCGTGTACTTTGTAAGGAGTCCTGTCTCATACATCGGGACCATGTTCTCTATCTTGTACAGGATTGCGTTCTTTGAGTCCGGGCATTTAACCTCGACCGCCTCACTGTATTTTCCTTCCGCGTCCTTAATCAGTCCGTCCGGTGACAATGCTATCCACTCGTACTCATCATGCTCGCACATTCCTACCCGGTCAACCTTCTTTCCTGTTCTTGCTTCGAAGGCTTTGACCGCGAATATCTCCTCTGCGTTTCCTCGCTCCATCGTCGCTGTTGATTTGAATTCCTTCGATTGCTCTGTGGCTTCTTCAGCTATAAGCTCGGCTATGATTGATCGTCTTGCTTCTGTTGTTCCCATCACCGCTTTCAGCTTTGTTCCTGTAATTCTGCACCGTCTTTGGTCGTGCCATTCTTTTGTTCCTTGTTCTATGTGTATGATTTTCATATGTATTGTATTAATTATTTTCAGGGCCTTTTGGATCAAGTGTCAGTTGTTCCTTCAATGCGTCCTTTCTTTTTATAAGTTCCTTCGAGTTGAGCGCCGCTTGCGGGAATGATTTCCATATTGTTCGCAACTCGTCTAGGTTTTGTGCAGCCATAAGTTTGCCTGTATAGAATTCAATGTCAACGTCAATCTTCGGTATGATCTCTCGTATCCGTATCGCGTCGTGAGTCTTTCCGAATGCTTTCACCTTTGAAGTGTGTATCTGTATCTGCTTTCCTATCCATTGGTTCGGGTGTGATCCGTACAATGTTGTCAGCACGTTCGCGTTCGTAGTGTTGAGTATCATCTTCGGCACTTCCTCGACAAAATAAAGCACCTGTTTTGGCACCTTCTCGTCCTTCTTTCCTCCAACTTTTATAATCATCTCTTCTCCTTCGAACTTGCTGATTGTCAGGAGCATTTCTTCTCCTGCTTCCAGGTTGTGTCCTCCAAGGTACTCAGTGTCTCTGAAGTTTTTCCAGTGACGGTTGAGACCCTTTTCTTTTTTCAATAGTATTTTTGACTTCTCCGTTGTCATATTTTTATTTTTTATACCTTCGGATCATGCTTATAAGGGCAGGACCGTAGGCGGTTAGGTATTTTATTAAATTGGCGGACGTCACTGTATATCGAGTTTGTTTTTCCTCGTTTTCTATAGCGACGTTCAGTATGTTTGGACCTATCTTGTCGGCTTTCAGTATTCCCAGTATCGTCCGGTGATGGGTTGCCCATGGCATATATCCCTCCCTTTTTATATCGGCTGTCGAAAGCTTTCTTTTTGGTTGTTTTTTGAGAACAAGTATCTTTGCTCTCATGTCTTTCATTGTATCTTGCGTTGTCATAATATGCTAGTGTTATTAATTGTGGATATGTAATTTTTCCTTCATTCTATCTAAGAAGTCTATTGCCATTGAAAGCATAGGCGCTCCTCCTACCTCTCTCATCTGTCTTGTCAGGTTCTTGAGTGCCTGGTCTTTCTCTTCTGGATCCTCTATCAATGCCACTCTTTCGGCTTCCTTAGCCAGACTATCGAGAGGATCGCCGTCTAGTATTCTTCGTATCACGTCTCGCTTGCTTTCCAATATCTCGATGATGTCTTCTTCCACCGTGTCTGCTGCCACGTAGTAATAAACATTGACCGTACCCTTCTGCCCTATTCTGTGCGCACGGTCCTCAGCCTGGGCATGTAGCTCGGGCGACCACTCCATGTCCGCGAACATAACAATGGACGCTGCTGTGAGCGTTATACCCACCCCTCCGGCGATTATGTTTGCAATGAACACCTTCGTGTCGTCGTCGTTCTGAAATGCATCCACCGACTCCTGTCTTTCCTTCATGCTGTTCTGGCCGGTCAACACAACTGATTTGATTGGTTCCTTCGCGTCGCCGTATTTTGAACCTTTCTTTTCCTGCATCAGCTCGTCTCGCAGTTCCATGATCGTGCCTGTAAACTGACTGAATACAATGACCTTCTGTCCTCCGTCGACCGCGTTTCGTATGTCTTCCACCATGGTCGATATCTTCGCTCTCGAGCATACTTGCTTTACCTTCATCAGCTCTACGAGGTGTCTCGCGTCCATGATGTTTTCCACGTTCTTTCCTGCGTCCGGATTGTTTGTGAGGTATTCTACATAGCTGTCAAATGCGGTATCGTATTGCTTCTTAAATTCTTTTGAAAGTTCAGCGATTCTCGGTTGTATTATCTTTGGTGGGAGGTCTAGCTCGTCCTTCTTTAATCTTCGGAGTATGTGACCCTTCGTGAATTCCCGAAGCTCTTCCAGGTGGGTAGCTCCTTTGTCGTCAAAAAATCTGATCATCTGACCGTTCTTCTTGATGATTGTTTTCATATACGCCCCACAATATCTCTTTGCAAAAACAGTCACCGCTCTTCCGAGTGGATGTCCGATTGCTTTTAATAAGTTGAAAAGCTCCCGCGGTCTGTTCATGACCGGAGTTCCTGTAAGTAGGTACACAACGTCTAGCTTTGAAGTTATGGCGAGCGTGCATACTGATCGCTCTGTCTTTCTTCCTTTGATGTAGTGAGCCTCGTCTATGATCGCTGAGTCTATTTTTCCTTCTGCAATCATTCCAAGTATCTGGTCCATGTATTTATGAAGCATGTCGTAGTTGATGATGACCCATGAAGAACCGCTAAGGTCCTGCTCTTTGCCGGCATCTACTTTTATGATGTCCGAGTTTGGATATATTTTTAATATCTCCCGGGACCAGTTGATCTTCAATGACGCGGGACATATTACAAGCGTGGCTGAATATCTTAGTTCTGCATCTCTTGCAGGACCTGTCACCTCTCGTGCTGCCACGATCGCTTGCAGTGTTTTTCCTAGGCCCATCTCATCTGCGAGTATGGCTTTCTTTTTTTCCTTGAGAAAAACTATTCCCTCTTTTTGGTGTTTAAAGTATTCCATGTATTTATGCTTTTATCATTGCTTCATTAGGTTGATCATCATCACCTTTATACTTGTTTGCGTCCTTTACAATCTCGAGCGATTCTTCCAATGTATATTTTCCCGCTAGGCTTTTGTAGCTTGTATATCCACATCGAGCAGGTCTCCACCACCCTTTATGCTCGTTGCTCCATATAAACCACAACTCGTTGTTTGGTTCCATATGTTTTAGAATGGGATGTCGTCTGGATTAATTTCACTACCCGCTTCTATCTCTTGTTTTGCTTGACTTACGTCGTCTCTTGGCTCCGGCGCTGTGTATCCTCCCTCTGTTTTCTCTCCTGCCTTTGGACCCATTTGCATTTGCTCTACCATGATTTCAGTTCGGTATCTTTTCTTTCCATCCTCTCCGTCCCATGATGATGTTTTCAGTCGTCCTGTAATCCCGACTAGTTGCCCTTTCTTTAGGTATTGCCCCATGATCTCGGCTGTCTTATCAAACGCCACGATGTTGTGAAATTCTACCTCTTCTGTTTTCTCTCCTGCTTTGTTCTTGTGTGTTCTTGATGTTGCGATTGACGCGTTCACTATTTTCATTCCGCTTGGGAGTGATTTAAGTTCTGGGTCTCTTGTAAGTCTTCCTACTATTGTTACTTGATTTATGTTCATAATTTTTGTATGTATGTTTTTTATTAGTAATGGTTCATCATTTCGTTTCTGATTGGCAGCTTGATTTCAATGTCGTATGTTTTGCATTGTTCCTCTTGCCACCCTGTCAGGTAGTATCCTGGGTATATGCTTGCTTCGGCTTTCCATTGCTCGCACTCAGCGATCGCTCGGCGTGCCTCAGCGTTTGCTATGAGTTTGATTGTGATCACCACTCCGCTTCCTATGCCCTTCAAAATTAATAATCCGATTGTTGTAAGAATAATGAAAATGATTATATTCATTATCCAGTCTTTGGCTAAGTTTTGTTTTTTGTACATGCTCCGTTTTGTATAAATTATTTTGTAATCTCCGTCTACCATTTTAGTATACAACACGTTGTCATTGTATGCTAATACCCACCTGTGCATAACTTTCCCCTCGCGGGTTCTGCCTCCCTATATAAATCATTTTATTATTATATATTCTTATATATGGCACACCTGTGCCTACCCTGTAGGCTCATTTGTGCCTACCCCCGGCACACCTGTGCCTACCCTACAAAATAAAAAACCCTTGTCACAACGAATTGCTAGAGGGTTTTTTATCAGGACCGAAGTCCTAACGTCTAGCCAAACGGAGCGTAGGCTAGACTCTGATATTATAGCAGTTTATATTCTTGGGGGCAAACCTAACTTGTTCACACACGCCGGGAACTGTCTGTGCCACCGTACCGACGTGTCGTCCATCATGGCTCTGACTATTTTCTTCTGCGCCTCTCCGTCCATAAGCTCGCCGGCTATACCGTACTTCTTGCTAAACATTTCAAACGTTGAAGGCTTGAATTGTAGCAGTCCGTAGCTTGCTGTTCCGTCCAGGTCCTTCGGGTTTACCGCATGTGGGTTTCCTGTGCTTTCGCATTGTATGAGCTTTGAAAGCCACTCGTCTCTGTCTCTCGATAGGATCTGCATTCTCTTCAGTCTCACTTCCTCCTTTTTAATTTGAACCGGTTCCGTCTCCTTGGTTATTGAGGACAGCTTCAGTTCAGTCTCTTCTTGCTTTTGATTTCCTGGATGTGCCAGAAAAAATGCAAATGCCAGAAAAATAATTGTTGATGTTTTCATAATGTCCGCAGTGTCTCGCGGTCCTTTTCTATTTTTTTGATTGTATCAATGCGAATATGTCATTGATATAGTTTGCACCTCGTCCGATAACAAGTCCTGATACGATGTAGTTTACATACACGTTGATTGCTGCAAGTCCTGCCATTCCTGGGATGTCTACTTGGTATGCTGTTGCTAGCATAATTCCAAAGCCTAGGGACACATATCGTATTCCTGGTCGTGGTTCTTCTGATTTTCCGAACAGGTAAGTGATTGTTCCCTCGATCAGTGTTGCTAAAAATAATATGCCTATGATGTTCATATGTTTGTTTTAATGATTATTGATATGTCTCCATTGTACCACATAAGAAAAAAGTCCACCCCTCGGTGGACCATTTCCTATTGCATTTTCTGTATCGTCTTCGGACCTACTGTCTCCCCTCGAAGGATTGAAAGCTCCTTGATGTCTGCCACGTTATTCTTCAATTGAAAGTATAGTACCGATTTCGCCATAATTTCGTCATACACACCTGTTTGAAGCATTCCTAGCACATATCCTCCTTTCTCCAGTATCTTTTGTATGGCGGCGATTTCTGGGCCTACCTGGCCTATCTTACAAGTCTTTAGTGGTTCCGCTTTGTTTGTCTTCATGCTTGCCCGAACGTCCTTTCTGAATTCCTCCTTTGTCTTTCCTATGATCTTGAACGCGTTCATCGGGTCCGTCTTTCGTTCCGGGTCCAGGTCGTCGTGGCCTGGCAGGTTCTTCAACGGATCCAATCCATACTTGTCGAACAGCGAGGCTATGATTTCCACATAGTTGTAATATGCTTTCAGCGTTCTTGACTTGTCGTCAAAAAAGCAAAGCTCCACGCCGATCGCATAATCGTTCGAGTCCCCTCCGTAAAACTTGTTATCGTTTTCTTTCGAGTACCACACATGCCATGCCTTCTCTGTCATTGGAATACATTCGATTGCCTCGATGTCGTCAACAAAAACGTGGGCTGATGCCGACGCCTCGTTGGCCGAGTTCTTGAAGTAGTTCACGTTCTGTCTCGCTGTCGTGTTCTTGTTCCCTGTGTCATGCGCAACCACGAACTTAACGCCTAGGAGCTTTGTTCCTGGACGTCTTAGTGTTCCTGTTTTTATATAGTCTTGTATGATGTTCATTGTCTTGTTGTGATTATTATTCCACCCATAACTGCTGCGATTATAATTGTTAGGATCGTTCTGATGATCCATTTGTTATTATCTTCCAATGCATCAACACGCTTTACAAGGGTGTTATGATCACCTTTATCAGCATAGTTGCTGCCTAAGTTTGATATGTCAGTAATAGCTCTATCGAGTTTTGTTCTAACCTCGATGAGTGTTTCCCGATCTTTATTTGTAAAGTGTGTTTCTTCGTTTGGCATGGCCTTATTTTAATGATTGATAATATCCGTACACCTGGTTCGTGATCATCTTGTCTTGTCGAAGCTGCTTGATCTTGTCTTCAAGGTCCTTGCCTCGCAACCCTGCAAGAATTCGAACCAATGCTCTCGCTCTTCCTTCCACCTTCGCGTTGTCTACCACGTTCTCTATCGTCTTCATCCGTTGCTCATTGTCCATTGTATCATAGGCAGGTAGGTCCATGATAGACCGGATTGCATTCTTCGCGTATCGTCCCGTCATTTCTAGCACCATTGTATTTTGCTCTGGCGTTAGACTCGGATATCCCGCCTTCTCTCCTACTTGTGTTGGTGTCGCTTGGTACCCCGCGTCTGCAAGTCTTCGAAGTTCCGCAACCACCACATCTCCCTCTTCGGCTGACGCATTTCCTGGACGCGTTGGATCCGCCATGACCTCGAAGAAGTTCGGAGTTTCCTTTGCGTTTCCTAGCGTGTCAATTTGAGGTTGCAGCTTGTTTCTTAGTCCTGGTACTCGTGATTGAACTCTTTCAACCATTCCGTCTGTTCGTCTTTCGTATTGGTCTGTCAGTCGTGCAAAGTCTGCCACGATTGTCGGAACCAAAGAACCGGCAAGCCCTGAAGCAAATCCGTTAAATGACCGAGTAGGATCCTTGATTGCGTCGATCGCCTTGTTTACTCCTGATAGGAACGACTGCTCTGTAAGCGCTGACCCGAACCCTCCGGCCGCTTGCGCAAGTCCTCCTGTAAGCGATCCTGTCTTTTCCATTCCTTGTTGCAGGTGTCCTCCGATAACAAGGACCATACCCGCAGGCCCTAGCACTCCGATGTTTCTCCATTTTCCGTTTATAAGAATTGAGTTCGGAGTTCGTCCTTCAAGCTCCCATTGCTTCCGTTCCTTCTCTGATGTCGGCGTTGATAGGTTTAGCATCTTGTTTGCAACCAGTGCTGCGCCCACTGCGACTAATGCTGTCCCTGTTATTCCTCGTCCCATTCCTTGTGCAAATAGTCTCTGGTCAAATCTTCCTTTTCCAATGTTCTCGATTATTGTTTTTGCAATTCCTACCGGCGTGTAGTTGATCATCGCTGTCGCCACGTTCGCAGGCGTCTTCGCAAATGGGAGAACAACCTCGAGACCTTTTTGCATGTTCTGGGCTTTCTTTGCTAGCCATGAGTCCTGTTGAAACACCGCTGTCTCTGCGTCTAGCGCCGAGTATTTCAGCATGTCTTCTGTCGGGTTCTCAATAAGCTTTTGTGCAAATGCCACAGCTTCCTTTCCTCGCAGTCCCTCGTTCTTCGCCATGGCCGCTGCCTGGTTCGCCATACTTCTCGCTCTCGCTGCGTAATAGAAAGGCTGGTCCTCGGCTCCAAGAACTCCGAATACTGTATCGGTATATTTTTTCAACGCGTCAGCAACCTTTCCTTTTCCGAAGTTCACTTTTTTATAGTCTAGTTTTCCGGCGATGTTTCTCTCGTCAAATCCTGTTTTCAAAAAGTCCCATCCTTTTTTTATTCCTTCTGCTGCGCCTGACCCTGTTCCTTTTCCTGTAAATACAAGCGTTCTCTTTCCTGTGAACATTGATACTATCTTGTCTACAATCGAAGCAGGCACGTCTTTCACAATCTCAGTAAGCGAGTGCGAAATGTTTGACGCCACGTTTACTCCTGTCGTTTTCAGTCCTGTAAGAAGTCCCGCCTTCCATACGTTCAGTATCTTTTGATACAAAGTTGACGGTATGTATGACTGTATTTTTTCTCCGAGCTTTTGCAATTCTCGAGCCTTTTCTATTCCTTCCTCCATCTTGTTTATCTTTTCCATTCCGTCCGCAATCTCCTTGATTTGCTCCGGTGTAAGCTCTGGGATTTTCTTCGCTCCTCCCATGAAGTTTTTCATAGTTCTCGCTCCCGCTTCCTCATTATATTTTTGGATCTTGCGCGCTGCATATCGTGCCATTCCTTCCGGTGTCATCTTACCTAGAAGCGAGGCAGCTTGAACAGCCCGACCGGCTTCTGTCAGGTTTCTCGCTGCGTCGTTTGCAATCTCAGCCGCCTTCTCGTATGCTTTGTTTTTTGTTGCCTCATCTGTTGCCTTCTTTGCGATGTTCAGCTCGTCCTCAATCATTCGTGAGGCTACTGCGACCGCTTGATCATCTACTCCAGTACGCGCCATTGTCTCGGCTGCGTTGTAGTTTTCCTTGATAAGCTTGTCTGCGTTTTCCTTAAGAACGACGTTTGATTTTCTTTCGTATTGGCCTTGCAACAAATCCTTCATGCCTGGCTCTTCTGCTTTTATTCTTGTGATGAACTTTCTCTCTGCTCCTTTTGGTGCGAGCATGTCTCCTATAGTTCTTGGAGTTTCTGGCGGTGGTAGTTGACCTCCGTTTGATTTCATAATATCTCCAATGCTTCGGGCTGTTCCTGTGTCTTTTTTGTTTCTCACTATAACTTCTTGTTCATGTAGTTTTGTCGCTTTTGCTAGTAGGTTATCAGGTACCTTTGTAAAATCTACAATCACTTCATCTGGAGTAAATGTTTTTGTTATTACGGTTCCTTTTCCTCCATCAATTCTATTTGCAAATCTATCAGCCACTTTTTTATCATATGTCCACGATGTAAAAACCCCATCTTCTTTTGATGGATCTAAACCTCTATATAATGTTATTGGTTCATTTGACTTATATTTTCCTATAGTTTTTTGAATGCTTTCAGGTACATCAACATTATATATTTTTTTGTTTTCATATCTGTTTACCCAATCTTCAACCCATTCAACAGTCTTATCGTCTATACCTTCTTTATCTAGCCCAAGCTTTTTTGCTACTCCTGTGAAATCTTGTTTTGCTTTTCTTTCATATAATCCTGTATTTCTTAATGCAGGTATTAATTGATCTATTTCACCTTCTGTTGATAATTTTGCAAGGTCATCAGCAAAATACTTTTTAATATATTTTAGTTCTCCTTTGTCTATGTTTGGAACAGCATCGTCATTTATAATTTCTGTTATTGATTTATTACCATATCCTTTATCTATCAATTCTTGTAGTGGCTCTCTATAATCTATAAGATCACCATCTTCATTAAGATTTTTTAGGTCTGCTTTACTCTCAAACAATTCTTTCAGTGTTATTTTTTCTGGTTTATTTGTCTTAACTTTTACAGCATTTTTATCAAGCCATTCATCTACATTAAACCCTTCCTTTCCTTTTCCTTTTTTTTGTATATCATCACTTATTTTACTTATTGCACTCTGATCCCATACTTGATATTGTCGTGGAGACAGTTCATCTTCAGAAGACCAATATGCCCCTTTGTATCCCTTCTCTTTCAGGTCCTTCTCTGCCACGTCCTGAAATGCTTTATAAAATAAGTTTGGATCCTTTGAGAATACTCCTTCTCCATCATCAGCAAGTTGTTGCACCTTCGTCAGGGTATCGGCTCCATATTCTTTCTTCAAGAATTGGAAAGGCTTGTCCATGAGTTCATTTTCTTTTGCATAGTTCCATGAGCTTGGTCCTTTGAATAATGTATTCTCGTCTATGAATGATGATGTCTTCTTTGGTCCATAGTCTGTATATCCACTTCCTTCAGGAGCCCAGAATTTTCCAGGCTCGCTGTTAGAATAATTCTCTATTGGAGCTAGTTTCTTTTCTTCTTTACTTATTTTTTTAACTACTGGCGCTTTTGTTGATCCTCCCTTCTCCATATTTTTTGCATTATTAATCTTTAGGTTCTTTGGATCAAATACAGACAGGTAAGTTTCACCCTTGTTTCCTGCTTTCTCCATTTGTATTGCACCATATCCTCTTTCCTGCATCATCTTAGCGATTGCTTTTTCAGTCTGCATTCCTGGATATTTTCCACTTGCCTCCTGCATGATTGACCAGAATTCTCCCGGGTTAGTCTCGTATATCTTTACTTTTGGATTAACCTCAACAGACAGCACGTTCTTTCCGAAGTTCTTCGCTTCCTCCTTTGTAGGCGTCAGGTATATTCCTTCTCCCATGATTTGAGTTCCATGTATAGGCTTCATGATTTTGAAACCATCTTGAAGTATTTCATCTGAACTATCTGTTCCATGAAAAAACTCACGACCCTTTTTTGCAGTTTCAGCTTTTGTTTTCTCAGTATACCCAAGTATTCCCTTCACCTCGTCAAGCGTCTTCGCTTTCGCCAGTGGCTCTGACAGTTCTATTGCCGCCTTCTCACCGATCCCTATTGAACTCAATAGCGACTTTACTTCCTCAGGCCCAATCGTATCAACAAGCTTTGCGAGCGTTCGCTCTACTTGCTTCCCTGCGCCGCTCTTCATCATGGCTCCGAACGCCAACCCTAACGGTTTCAATGCGACGCCCACAGGCTCGTCTAGGGCTATATTACCTGCTGCCTTGATAAGACTTACGCCTTTGTTTTTTCCCTCTGTCGCTTCTCTCTTCGCCTGGTTCTGGTATGACTCAATAGGACCAAGGAAACCTAGCCCTGGTATTTTCTCCGGCTCGTACATCTTGACCTTCAGCTTTGTTCCCGGGTTCAGGTATGCGTTTAATTCAAGGGGTGCAGTCGCTATACCTTCTCCGGCTGACTTCGCAAATCTCGCACCTCCCTTTATGATCTCTTTTCCCAGGTCAATCGTTGCTTTCGGTGCTTCTCGCGCGACGTCTCGTATTCTCACCTGGTCCGCTACAGGTTTGAAAAAATCACCTACCTTTGTTGTGGCAGTTGTGATTTTATTTTTGATGCCTTTTAAGAAGTCTTGCATGTGTTTATTGTATTGGTGACGGTTCTTTTCCCGCCTTAATTGCTGCTATGTAAGCCGCCGTATCTCCTGATTTTCCGAACCCGAACAGTCCTCCCTTCAAGTATCCCGCCTCTCTGGCCATTGTTTGAAGCGTTGCTGTGTTGTATGTATCTTTTAGTTGATCCTCTATCGATGTTGCTTTCGGTGCTGTTGCGTATGGAGTGAAGGCTCCTGTTCTTGGGTTGAATGTTCCCGCAGGTGCGCCTGTAAACTTGTCATCCACTAGCTGTAGGTTTACGTTTGAGCCTCCTCCGCTTCCTCCGTCTGCTGCCTTGATGTTTGCGATCTGTAGGGCTTGCGCTAGCTGTCTGTCAAACTGATCGTTTCTTGTCTTGTCTTGCAGGTCCTCTCTGTACGCTTTCGTATAGTCTCCAACCTTTCCGCCCAGGTCTTTCACGATCGAGTCGTAATATCCGTACTCCAATGTTTTATCTTTTACCTTGTTCGATACAACCTTGTCTACTTCCTCGAGTCCTGTATTGTATTCTCCGGCCGCCGCGTTTCTCTCAGCTATCTTCGTATTAATAATGTTGTTCTGAAACTCTGCAAGCTTGTTAACATCTCCAGTCATCTGTGCCGCTGACAGTCCTGGGTTTGTACGCACCTTGTTTATAGCCTCGTCTCGTATTCTTTTTGCCTCTGTGATCTCGGCGTCAAGCGTGGACATTCTTGCTTTCTTTTCCGCTAGACCTTTCTTTGCATACTCGTCTTCAAATGTCTTTGTACTCACGTCTTTCAATTCTGCGAACGCCGTATCTCTTTTTGTCGTCGCGTCCGTTATTCCTGTACGAATAGAACCAAGCCCGTATGGATCTGTACTCGTGTTGTCATCTTGTGTCAGTTGACTTTTTACTTCTGAGACATATGGCGTCTCTTTCTTTGTAGCAGGAGCGCCGTATGAAAGCGTTTCGCCTTCGTATATTTTATCCACGTTACCAGACTTGTATCCGGTTATAGTATCCATACCAACACCGAGCTTTTTTGATATTGCTCCGAGTGTGTCTCCTTTTTGTACTTTGTATGTTTGTGCCATATGTTTGGTTTTATATTTTTATTATTCTTTTATTGTTTCCGGTTCCTTTTCTTCTGCTTCCGTGTCTCCCTTCTCTCCTGGTTCTTTGTCTTTGTTTTGCTGTGCCAGGTCCTCTTCTTCCATCGCTCCTACTTCTAGCATTGTCTTTTCCATCTCTTCCAATATCCTGTATTCGCCTTGCAGTTTTGTCATCTCGGTCGAGTGGACCTTTGCACTTGCACGGTGTTTTTCTGCTTGCATTTCTTCTGCAACACAAAGCGCCTTTACTTTATTAAACTTTTTCATCGACTCTTCTTTTTGGTTTTTAATATATGGTAGGTCTATTATCATAAATAAATTATAGCATTGTTTTTTTAATTTGTACTACACCACAGTTACACTTTTCCATGCACTGTTTATTCTCACTCGTATCACATGGTCGTCTCGGTAATACATCGCTCCGTTTTGCACTCCTGACAGCGAGTCTGCTGTCGCTCCTGACATTGACTTCAATCGTAGGAATGCATTGCCGTCTATTGTTAGGTGGTTTCCTGATCCTGTGATCGTTGTCGGTGCTGTGATTGTTAGCGCTGACGCTTCGATGTATGCGAGGTTATCGTACACTTCCATGAATGCGTTTGATGATGTGTACATTCCTGCACCCATGTGAGTACCTTCGAATACTTCAAGCCATGCGTCACCACTTCCTTTTGATCCTCCTGTCTCTATTTTGATACCGTTTCCACTTGGGTATGCGTACGGATATATTTGCGAGTATATCGTACTGCTGTTCATAAATTGAATACTGTCATTTGATCCGCTTAGAACAGTTCGAAGTCCTGACGATGTTGTTTGAATTGTTCCTCCTGTGATCGTTACACCTGAAATATCACCGGCCGTTATGGTTCCGATGTTTGCTGTAATAGCTGAAAGCGTACCTACCACCGCTTGGATTACTGACAGGTTAATTGACGATATCTTTGTGGCCGTAACTTCACCCGCTCCGATCTTCACTGCTGTAATGGCTCCCGCTGCGATCTCGTTTGCTGTTACTGCCGCTGCCGCTAGCTTTGCTGTCTCAATAGATCCGTTCGCTATCTTTGTCGTCGTGATCGCCCCGGCTGCAATCACTGCGCCCTGGATTGCGTCTACTGCAATCTTCACGTTTGTCACCGCTCCGTCTGCGATTTCCAAAGCTGTCACTACATCTTCATAGGCCAATACTCCAAGGTCTCCTATCGTCGTTTCTATATCCGTTATTGCTGCGGCGTCTGTAGGTGAAAGCTCGGCGAGTGTTGTAGGTTTGTCTACAATCTCTTCCCATATAACAGCTTCTGGCAGTGGAGTCTCCTCCTGCCATTCTGGCTCGTATATTTTTCTTTCTGCTGTTGGTGTCATTATATTGTATCCATGAATACAAACCCGATATGCACACTGTCGACTTCAGGTGCCGTGTTTCCACTTGGGTATAGTTCTACTTGTATTTCTATGTGTTCTCCTTCTCCTTCCACGTTGAATATCCCTTTCGTTTCCCCTACTCCGTCTATTGCGTCTCTACCGTCTGACATAGTTGTCGGCACCCATCCGTCTGCGTCGTCTGCCGCTGCCTCTTGTGTTGTAACCTTTGTGCCTCTGTATCGCAACTTCACAGAACATCCTGTAGGCAATGGCGCAGCCAATAGAACCTTGACCGTTTTCACGAACTTAGTCATGTTTGACTTTCCCATGTTCAGCTTCAATGACTGGTATATCGCTGTCGCCTTGTTTGCCGTGTCAATGATATCTACCCCGTATGTTGAGCCGTCTTTCCAAGAAACGTATAGGCTGTCTCCGTCCGCTCCCAATGCCCCTATTTCGGCCCCTGTGAGCTTTCCATGGCTTGGGACGAACTCGAGGTTAAGTGCGCGAGGATCGTTCAAATCTAGGCGTCCCAGGCTGTACACTCCGTTCTTTGTTCCTCCATTCATACCGATGTGAGTGATCGTGTTGAATTCTATCACCGCTCCTGGGTATGCTGACCCTGTGTCCGGGATTGTCGTCAAAGGAACAGTGTCTCCAAAGTTCCAGTATTTAAGCTTTCCGTTCGTTCCTACCTGTGCCATGATACCCGCCTCTAAAAATCCCATAGCATTTACTATTGGACCTTGCGCGCTTTTCTTCGTGTTCCAACTGTCTGACAACCGGTCCCATGTAATAAACTTACCGTCAAACACTTCACTTCCTCCGATGATCACCCGGTCGTTTCGGTCGAGCATTGCCTTTGCTTTTGTTCCTGTCGACATCCGGAGCGCTGTCGCGTTGAACGCGTCGTTGTAGTCGTACATCGCCAGGACGTCTCCGTCACTCACGATCAATACTCCGATAGCCACGCGCATCGTGTGATAGTCTCCTGATATTCCGTTCGTGAATGTTCCCACTTCCGTAATGTTTCCCGACCATGTTCCTCCCGCGTTTGTCAAAGTGATCTTCTTCAGCTTTGTTCGCGTCGCATAGAATATGAATGTGTTTGTTGTCGACTTGAATTCGCACGCTCCTGTGATCTTGCCGTCCGCGTCAGTGTGAGCCAATGCCCACGATCCGCCTGACGCCTTTCTGTAAATCTTGCCAGTGTCTCCGAAGCCATACATCGCACCGTCGGACCCTTTGAACATCACCAGTATCAGGTCTACTACAGTTGTCGCACTGTCCTTCTTCAATGCCTGGTTACATTTCAGACTGTTTGACTCCCGGATATTCAATCCATATCCAAATGCAAAGGAACCCCTCACTCCCTTTGTAGGTAGCGGGGATATTCCTCCGTTATAGTTTTCTATTGTGATGATGTCTAGGTCGTCCATATGTTTGTTTTATGTTATGACCAACGTGATGATTTTGCAGTTCCTCCTTCTCCTTGGGAACTTTCCACTTCGGTCTGGTTTTTAATTTGAGCCAATGTTCCGATGTTAGGATCCATTACTTCCACAAGTTCCGCCTTTGCCTCCGCATACTTCTTCGCCTTTCGCAAACATGACGCCAGTGCTATTCGAACGAGCGACTCGTCAAACTCCATGGGAGTGATCGGCTCGTCTTCGTCTCCAAGCTCTGACAGTAGTTTCCAACCTTTCAATCCGTACAGCGACATTTCCTTGTCGTCTTCTGGGACCGGATACAAGAAGAACGATCCGTTGTGGTTCGTGAAGCATGGGTCCGGGTTTTGTTCCTGCTTTCTTTCTTGGAACTGTTGCCATGACACTCTTCGTCTTCCGGCTTGGCCTATCGGATAGGTTTCGCCTTCGATGTCTATTTGATAAATACTGTTAGGCTTGAAACGAACGATACCGCCTGGGTAGTCGTAGTATTCTCTGCTGTCTACCGTTTGCTTTTCAAGTGCAAGCTCTAAGAACGGCCATCTATAAAAGTTACATATGAGTTTACCTGCTGCGTCGAGCCATGTTACTTTCATTTCCGGCGTCCAGAAACCGCTCACGCTTGCGGCGGATATTCTATCGTTTAAGTCTTGGATGAGTTCTTCTTTAGTCATGTGGATATTTTACATTATAATCGTCGTCATCACCATGTGGTGGATATTTTGTTCTCCAGAATGGGGCGATGATTTTCGCTGTTATTGTTAATGTGATTGACAGAAGTTTTCCGGGTGTCTTGGTTATTGTGGCTACGGGAGTTGTTGTTGCGCTCAGTATGACTGCTCGTGCTGCCGTGATCACTCCTGATACTGTTGTCGTTGCTGTCAGTATCTTTGCCTGTAGCTTGTCTATTGTCGCCGTCACTGTCGTTGATGTTGACAGAAGTTTTCCTGGTATCTTTGTGATTGATCCTGTGATTGTTGATAGTGATTCGAGCGTCTTGTTTATTTGCTTTGTTAAAGTAACTATCACGTTCGCCGTTGCTGATACTGTTAGGTTTATCGATAATGCTTTTATAATCGAAGCGGTCGATGTTGATGTAACACTCAATAGCTTGCCTGGTATCTTTGTAATAACTCCTGTGACTGTCGTCGTAGCTGTCAATGCTTGAAGGTATACTCGTATTGCCAGTAGTGATGCTGTCACTGTCGATGTTACCGTCAGCGCCTTGGCCATTTGTTTTATGATTGACGCTGTTCCTGTTGCTGTTACAATCAATCCTTTTGTAACGCTTCTAATAAATGACGTGGTTGAAGTTGATGTTACCGTCAATGATTTTGACATCTGCTTTATAATACTTGCTGTGATTGCAGTCGTTGCAGTGATTGCTTGGTTTGTTGTTGTACTTACAAGTGCAAATAAGAAAGATTTATTTTTTACGTTTGTTAGTGCAAGTATTCTTTTTGCATCATTCAATACTTCTGTTGCTGTCCAAGCTTTATTTTCCATCACCGGTATAAATATGTCACCGTCGAAGTAGTTTCCCGCCGCCCAGAATGCCCGTCCTAGCGCACCTGAACCATCAACAATGTTTGCTGTAACTCCTCCTCCTGTAGTTGCCTCAAAAATACCATTGATAAATAATCTTATTTCTGAACCATTAAATACAAGCGTAACAACATATTCCTTGTTAGCTTTTAAAACAGTAGTACCGTCAATACTCGATGAGGCATAAAAGTCGGCATGTAAGACACTGTTACGCACATCAAAAGTAATACCTTGACTTGTGTTTCCTGTTCCAAATCCCATAATACAGTTTGCACTTGAAAAAACATTACCTTTTATCAAGGCTCGCATTGTAAACGAACCGTTACCTGTAGTAGGACAATCTGGAAAAGTAATAATAGAACTTGCTCCATCAAATCTTGCACCCACTCCGTATTTATTTCTAATGTATCTTATAGCTGTATCTGTACCGTGATTACCCGCACCTGATATGTCAATACTTCTACCATTCAAAGGCATGAACAACTTTGTACTTGCGTTGATTTTGTATGATGAGTATATTTTTGACATGTTTTATTATGCTACTGTGTAGTATTTTCGTGTCACCTTTGCTTCATGGTTTCCTCCTGTTGTATCAAGTGTTCCTCCTGTACTGTTTACGATTGCGATTGCAAACTTCTTTGGTAGTGTTAGACCAAGCTCGGCTAGATCAAATGTCTTTGTATATGTTGTAGCGTTTGCAACAACTGATATTGTACCAATAAGTGTTGAGTTTACTGGTGTTAATGCAGCGTCACTTCCTCCGAATGAGTCATCGTAAGTTGAGCCGTCTCCTGATCTTACAAGGTATACCGACACGTATCCTGTAGCTGATGTACCTGATGCTCCTGATTTAATTTTTAAGTAAACATCCGCCGTAATATCTACGTCCGTCGTGTTGTCGATTGCTGTTGATCCTCTTCCTGATCCGTTCGCAAGCGATGCAATAGTTAGTGTCAGTGTATCTGTTGCTCTATATGTTTGTTTTATTGTTGCCATATAATTTTTATTATATTATGTTTTTATAATTTTGTTCATACGCCCGGTTCCTACCACTTTGCTTTCGCAAAATGACAGGTTTGGGAGCTTGAACATGCGCACGTCCATCTCGCTATGCAATCACAATCTTCACAGTGAATGCGATTGAGTCACCGATACCTAGTGCGATACCTGTGAAGTCTCCTCGTACATACATTGATCCTGTTGTTACTGCATTGAACAGCCCTGCTTCAGCGATCGTTTGTGCCGATAGCGAAGTAAGTGTTGCTAGTACCTGGTATGTGTCGTTCGTCACTGTTGTCGTAACGATTGATTTAGTACCTGATACTCTCGTTTCCGCACTTTCTGTTACAAGCGCTGTTTGAGTTGCCGCCGCTGTTGTTGATCCTGTTCCCCACGCCACGTGTTGTGGAGCTGTTAGCTGCGTGTTATTGATAGCTGTTACCAATAATGCTTTTGCTACGTTTGTGAATACTGTTGTCATGATTTTGTTTTGGTTATTGATTAATTGTTTGAAATAAATTCAGCTGACGCTGTTCCTTTCTCACTATTAGCAATTTCTCCGAGGTCTTGCCACCGTCCTGTTCCCGGCACTCTCTTCTTTCCTAGCCATAGCCACACCGATGTCGGCACGAACCATGGCTTTCTGTCCCAAGCTATGCGGAACACTCTTGCGTGCATTGTAACCTTTTGTGTTACTACGGTTGAGTCATTCATAAGCTTTAGAATTGTGCGTCTTCCGCGTTACCTTCTTTTTTAGCGTCTCTGTTCTCTCTAATCGCTGCGATGATCTCGGCGTTCTTCGTGTCTTTGTCGACACCTTCTACACCTTCAGCTTCAGCGATGGCTAACAGGTCAGCTTTGCTCATGTTTGCTTTCAACTCGTCCTTTTCCACTTCAACTTTCGAGCCTTCTTCACTACCCTTCACTCGAGTTTCCTTGTCTTTCAACTCGGCCTCTCGTCTCTTAAGGTCTAGCTCTCGGGCTTCTAGGTCTTTCATCCATTCATTTCGCTCATTGACAACTTCTGATACGTTGTCTTGTACTCTGATGTATGTTGACCCGAAGCTTTTGTCTGCCTCTAGGTAGTCAATAAGTTCTTGGTCTTTAGTTTCGAACACTCCTTCTACAAAGCGTACGTCTTTACCTTGAACCGTCACGATGCGTCCGTCCACTTCTTTAGTGAACGCAGGCTTGACTACGATACGAAGTGCTAGGTATCTAGAAATGTATCGAGCCGGATTATGGTTTTTAGTTTCGTTCATATGTTTATGTTTTTTTTGGTTAGGTTATAATGTGTCGGTTTCCTCCTGGCCCTGGGAACAGTCCGAGACGGTCTCGTGCTGTTCCCAAGGTCGGGGTTAGCCGACCTTCGTTGCTATAGTGATCCTTTTGAAGCAATAGCGTGACGTGATTCTTGTTCGAATTGTAGTCCTACTTCTGATAGGTACTCTTCGATTTTCTCATCGTCTCCATTGTCTTGTCGATCAGTTAACAGTCTTGTATCTCGTCCTGTTAGGTATCTGTATGTCAACGCTTCCATGTCTAGCACCACACAGTAGTTACCGTATGTTGTACCTGTCAACAGGTCATGCTTGATGATGTTAAGTGTTCCATGTGCAGACACATACTTAGTGATAAGGATACCGTATGTTTTTTCTGATTGTACGATTTGAACTTTGTTCTTTGCCCATTGGTTGATCTGTGACACGAATGCCGCTGACGCCAATGCATACTTTTCAGTGTTTCCATGACGGAATGCATCCTCTAGGAATGTTTCGAATTCTGCCTCTGTGTCTACGTTCGCTGTTGCGTATGTAGTGATTTGAGGTAGAACACCACCTGTGAACCGTTGAGGTTTACCTCCGGCACCTGTGATTTTCGCTTTCTTTCCAAATAGGAACGCTCTTTCAATATCGATCATGTGTTCGATACCTTTCTTTCTTCGTTGGTAGTCGAAGTCATTCTCTTTGATGAAAGTTGTTGTCGAACGTGAAGTTTCTGTAACTCCGAACGGTGTTCGGAAAATTTGACAGTAACCTGTTTTTTCAGTTGCAGTCGTACCTTTGATTGCTCGTAGGCCGGCTCCTTCCTCGTTCGCGTTACCGATGATCCAAATCGTCAATGACGATAGGTCCACTGTTCCAGTAACTCCTCCAAGTTCAGCCCCTAGTGTAAGCGTATCTGTTGAGATCGCTGTAACAAGGAATGTATACCCTGAAGTAATAAATTTGATAACGTCTCCCACTGAGAAGTTCACTCCTGTTCCTGTTGCTACAGTTACAGTTAGTGCTGCTGCAATGTTTTTTGAAGTGTTACCTGATGCAGTCGCACCCTCTCGAGTACCGAATGTATCTTCGAACCATTTAAACTCTGGGTCTTGAGTCTCTTTTTTCTTAAGAGATTTTTTAGCCTTAGTTACAGGATCCATACCTTTCACATTCGATAGAATGGCAAGCATTGGGTACCGTGCAACATCTAGAAGTGATACTACGTCTGCGACGTCATATTTTCTTCCGGCTACGCTTGATGTGTCTCGTGTTTCTGACATAATTTTGTTTTAAATTATTTATTTATAATACCGACGACATGGCTTTCGCCTTGTCGCACCGTTTCGGATTGTCCTCTGGGATTGTCCGCATGGGGTCCCTCGGGTCACAGGTGGGTGTGCGCCACCAAAGCTTTCGCTCTTTGTCATTATTGTAACATGACTGTTTTTAAATTACACGCCTAGTCCTCCCATTGGTCCACTGAAACTTCTTCCGGCGTTCATCATTCCTTCCTTCACTCTATCCTCGTCCGTCTTCGTCTTGCCTCCATCTTGTCCGTCATTCTTTTCCACCTCTGTCGGAACTTTCTTTTTCACGACAACGGCTTCTTTCTTTTCGGATGCGGGTTTTATTCCTAGCGCCTTGTCTGTTTTTTCGCAGGCTTCTTTAAGCGTTAGTATTTTTCCCTTCGCATGGTTGGCTTCGATAACTGACAGAACGATGTCTCGGTATTCTTTGTTTTCCTTTAGGTGAGGGTGAGCCTTTGTAGCGTCTCTGATCTCGCGTGACACGTTTTCTTTCACTTCGTTTGAGCGCTCGATTGCATTTCTCGCAATCTCTGTCGCTCTCTCTGTGATTTTACGTCCCATATGTTTTGCGAACTCTTTCGGAGTCATTGTCGCTATTTGTTCATCTGTTAGTCCTAGGTCGAACTCTTCGTCGGCGTCTTCGGGTTTAACCTCAACGTCTCCGTCTTTCTTTGTAAGGAACTTCTGGGCCAATTCTATAGCCTTCTCATTAGTCATTCCCTCGAGGTGCTGATAAGCTTTCGCGATTTCTTCTGCTGTCTTGCCTTTGAATTTCTCCGGCATGACAAACTCTTTTTCTTTCTTCCCTGGCTTATCTTCCACGTCGTCCGCGTCATCATCTTGATCGGCGTCTTCGTCTTGATCTGCCTCGGGTTCTTTATCTTCTTCTTGATCTGCATCAGCACCTTCGTCGCCTTCTGCATTATCGTCTTCTATATCTTCGGCCGCTTCGTCGAGGATTTCCTCTTCGTCTCGGTTCTCGTTGATTTTTGTTGTCATAATGTTTTTTTCTTTTTTAGGTTAATGATTAATTATTTGTTTCGCATGTTAATAAGCTTGCTTGCAAACTTACCTAACACGCCAGGCTTGGGAATTCCTTTGCCTGCGAAGTTCCTTTGATAGTTATCTTCGGACCCGAAGTTGTCTCGGATCATGCCCTCATTCTTCGCTCTCTTCGCGTCATCAATCTTCTTGTATGCACTTCCGTCCATACCTCCCTTCATGTTTGCGATCGTGCCTTTCACGACATTCTTCGCTCCCAGTCTAAGGTTTGTTAGTTTGTTTTTGAATTCGTTCATGGCTTTGTTTTGATTAATAATTATAATGTTTTTCCTTTATCTCGTTCGCTATCTCGTGGTACCGCTTCAATCCCTTTATTCTTTCTATGAGGGCTATGTATTCGGCTCCCACTGACTCGAGCGATCTTCCGTCCAGTTCCAATCGAAGCAGTTCGTCGTTGGTTCGCTTTATCTCCTCGTTCATTCTTGTCTCCATGAGAACGTACCCTTCGGTTCTTTGCATCTCCTGGATTGCTAATGCCTCCTCCGTTGAGTCATTCATATTACACTTGAGGTTCTTCCTCTTCTTGTTCTGGTAATTTCATGCCGTTGTCTGCTTCCTCTCCAAGTCCTCCCATTCCTGGCTCTGCCTTCAATGCTTCCAGTGCATTAATCAAAGCGTCGATAGCTTCTGTTCTTGTCATCTCCGCTTCTATAGCCATTTGGTCCTCGACTGTTTTTGTAACCTCTTCTTTCAAAGCTGTTACTTCTTCTGGAGTCATCATTGTTTCTTTGTTCATATGTTTGTTTTTATGTTTATTGATTAAATTATACTAATGGGAATGGCTTAGCCCAGTTGTTCAGGATTGCTGACGCGTGAACGTATGCCGAAGGATCTGTTCCTCCTGTGAAGTTGATCTTCAATCCAATGTATCGCTTTGTTCGCTTTAGTTGGAATTGATATGCTGTGTCCGCTACCACTGTTGTCTCGGCTCCTCCTTCCACTTCTGTCGGAGTTGTTCCAAGGTCTGACGCGTCTGATTCAATAAATGATACTTTCAAACTTGTAGGCGTTCCTGAAATAGCACCAATTGATACCAATCCAAGCGCCTGTTCAAATCCTACATCTGCATGCGTGTCTACACTGTCTCCAGTGTCGTCGCCTGTGATCGTAGCTAGTGGATAAATGTCTACTATTTTTATGTTGTTTTTCAATGTTTCTGACATATGTTTTGTTTATGTTTAGTTTTTATTAATACTCAATTACGGCCACCGGCGCTGTTCCTCCGTCTGCTATAAATGATAGCACTTCTACAGTGTCATCAATAGCGATGTCGATTGCCTGGCCTACGGGAATGTACTCGTCGAAGTTTCCGTCGGCTCCTGACGCTGCTGATCCCCATGATAGTGTTGCGTCATCTTCAGCAAGTGTTACGTCGTTGTTTGCTGCGCCTGATACTTTTGCCTCAATCACTTGTGTCGTGTCAGTGTTTGTTGTCGCGATGAAGTCTGGGTGTGCTTCTGTCCCCGCGAAGTATTCAGTTCCCGGAGTTCCTGAAGCGTTGATTGCTGCCTTCAAGTTGTCGAGCGTTGCTGCTGCCGACGCTCCTCTTTGAACGTCATAGGCTAGGGCCATTGTCGTCATGATTCGGTACACCGTACTTCCGATTGTGACTGTCGCTCCTGATGTCACGTTTGTCGCGTTCGATGTAAGCGTTGCCACTGTCTTTGCCGGAGCCTTGTCTGCTCCCGCACTGAAGGCTACGAACACACCGTTTGTGATCGCTTTTACTCGGACCAATCCTGTCAATGCATTCAAGTAGTGATTGATAGCTGTTCCTGTTGTAACACTATAAACCATTCTTGAAAGACTTGAAGGGACCACGATGTCTTTCGTTATAAATCCTGCCGGTGCGCCTTTCGCTTGTGCGTATGTGATTTGTTTTTTTTGTGTCATATGTTTATGTTGATTATCTTTTTATAATTCCCTTTGCTCTCGCTACAAGGTTTGCTAGAAATCCTCCTTGTGTCGGTTGCGTTTGGTCTGTAGTCGCTCCTTCTGGTGGGAGTAACGCTTCAGGTCCAGGCATACCTTGCTTTAGTAACTCCGGTACAGGATTATCCGCTATCCCTGCTGCGGGTCCTGTGGGTATTACTATGGGCTGATTGCCTTCTGTTTGCCCCGCTCCTGGTACTTCTGGCGTAGGTACGGGCTTCGGATCCTCTTCCTGTATCTCCGGTGCCAGGATGTCGACATACTCTTCGTATCCTAGCTTCTCGACGATCATCTTTTGCAGCAGGTTCTTCTTCTTCGTCCATGCTGCCTTTTGCAATGGCTGTCCTTCCTCCGGCTTGTCGTCTACGATGAACAGCTTGTACATCTCTAGGACCTCTTTCGCCTCCTGTTCCTCGCTCTTCTCTTTCTTCGGCTTGATGCTTACGAATGCGTCAACTCCTATCTCCTTGTCTTTCGTACTGAACTCTCCCCATCGTATTCCTTTTCCTGTAATTCTGAATGCCTTGTCTTCTCCCAAGAACTCCTGGTTCATTTGGATAAGCGAGTTTACTACTTTCGTGATCGCTATTTCCATTTGACGCACTAGCAATGAGAACCGGATGTTTGTTTGCTGTAGCAGGATTTCAACTTTCGATGAAGGCTCTTGTGAACTTGAAGGTCGTCCTTGTGTGTACTCACTAAGCGCAAGCGATGATTGGATCTCTCTTCGCAACAGCGTATCCTTCTCAACCCATTGTCGTGATATCTCCGGACCTCGCTCGATCACAACGTCGTCCGCTTTTTGCAGGTACCATATTGCACCTGGAGCGTGACGGATATCTGAGTCCTTAATTCCTGAACCCTTCTTCACCTTTCGGATAGGGTCAAGACTGAAAACAATGTCGTCCATGGCTTGGTTTCGACTGTCTGCTATTTCGTGGATCGTAGTTTCTACTGGCTCCAATAGTCCCATTGCATAATACTCATGGTTCAGCGTGATGTTTGGCAGGTCAATAAAGCATTGCCCCTCGTTGATGTTCATGTATGGGTTGTCTTGGTTTCGTACTGCCACTTGTCTGTTGAAAATAGTGATCAGCTTGTTCTCCACATGGTCCCAACATTCCCATATCTCGATAACGTTTTCTCCTGCTGTCTTATCCGGTGTTGATGATCCGTGTCCTGATGTTTGGTCGATCGCGTTGTCCTTCTTTATTCGGTCGTCAATCTGTCCCATTTTCAGCGTGTTGATTTCGTATCGCTGCTTTCTTGGGTCGTCGGGTGTCGATGTTCCCACGTTGATGTCTTTCCATTTAGCTGACTTGATCAGCGACACTTCCTTCATCTCTCCTGTCTCCTCGTCTTTTTCAATCACTGTGTACAGCATGTTCTCTCCTCGCTTCTCTTCCGCCTTTCCTATCACTCCTTTTGACTTGAAGGATTGCTTGATTTCCCATCGTGAGTTTTGCAGACCCTTCATTGCTTGTGGGTCTGGATAGAATAAAAAGTTATCTACGATTTCAATGTATGGGTCACCGTTCGGACCTCCTTCCCACATGAGTTGTAGGATACCGTTTCCGTACATAAGCATCGAGTTGATCCATTCGATTTTGTTATCGTCGAAGTCTATCTTTTGCAGGTTGTATTCTATCAACTGGTCCCATGAACCAATCGAGTCATTCTCTGCGTCCGCTTTCTTTGTAGGATAAATATCCACAGTGATTTCCGCTGAGGCTAGTCGTGGCTTTACTGTCTCTATGATTTCAAACCCTGTAGGCGGCATAAGCGATGTGCCGTACGCGTAGTTAGACGCAGCACGATACGCTCTGTACAGTTTGTACATGCGCATGTTTCTGTCTATGAATGGTCGTCGAAAGTTCTCCGCTCGAGTAAATCTATCGACCCATAATTCCACACGTTTTTTATCGATCTCTTCTTGATCGTCATCAATTCTAATATCGACCTTTTCTTGGTCTTCCAACATTGGTTTTTCTTCTTTGTTGTTTTGTGTTGACATCTTGCTGTAAGTATACATCTTTATTTATCCACTTGTACAGTGTTTTTATCTGTGCATATCTTTACGCTTCCGTTCTTGCTTTTATTTCTTTCGCAATCTTGAAATAAATGAGCGCGTGCAGCAAGTCATCCTTTCCTGTCGACACCCATTCTCGCGACGCAATGCCGAGTCTGTCTGTCACTGTGCGGGCGTACGTTGTCTCTACGTGTTCGATAAGCATCTTGATTGCCTCATCATGCGGACCGTAAAAGAAGCGCTGTCTTCCGTTCTTCAAGTCCTCCAGGAGCATGTCGATTATTCTGTCTCTCTCTGTCAACACTCGTATCTCTTCCTCGAACTCTTTCTGCGGTCCGTCGAAGTCCTCATCGTCTGACATTCGGATTACCTTTATCTTCTTCGGATCGTCCTTGTACCAGTTCACCCACACTCTCCCTGGGAACCTCTTCGCCGCGCTGATCGAGTCTTGTGGCTTGTATCCTCCGTCGATTACGCAGTACCGCACGTCGTATGCTTCCATAAGCTCTGCCCATCTCTCCCATTTTCCCTTGCCTCTCTTTCCGATTGACTGCGTGTACTCCTCGTCGTCTCGTACCCGTGCAATAACGAACACGCCCTCCTCTGTTCCGATCTGTAGGTATAGCTCTCTCTCTTGTACGTCCACACCCATGCATGAGTTGAGTTCGATATGGTCCTGGCTTGTTAGGTTTCGCAGGATCAATCCCTTGTCAACTCTACTTTCGCTTGAAACGTACGGCAGTCCTAGCTTGTGGTTATAGAAGTATTCCATTGACGCACCGTTCTTTCCTCCTTTCGCCTGTTCGTAATACTCTATGAGGTCCTTCACGTCTATCCATGGGATAATCATCTGCGTGATAAGGTATCCGCTTCTCTTTCTTCCTGGGTACTTCGCCTTCCATCTTCCTGTTCCTGTCGGATACACTAGACTCTTCGGACGGATCCATTTCAGGTCTAGGTCTTTCGAACATTTGCTGCAAATGTATACCTTCCGTTCTAGGCTCACGTTGTCCGGCCATTGCATGTGTTGCTCGTGTCCGCAATGTCCACAGTTAAACCGCCAGTGCTTCTGGTCACTGTCTTCTATGATCTTGTTGATACCGAAGCTTGGCACCGTCGGCGTTGATATCCATCTCTTCTGTCGTAGCGACGCCTCTCCTTCAAGTCGCGAGTCGTATATTCCGATCTGGCTCAGGTCCGACTTGTCTAGCTCGTCGTATGTGTTCCGGTCCGATGAAAGCATGAGCGCGTCACTCTCTGACTTCGTTCCTTTGAAATACAAGAAGGCTTTGTTGAATTGCTTCTGTCCGATCGCGTCAACCTCCTTGCTCTTCAATCCCGCCTGGATGTTCGGGTTTCTCTTTATGATCTCGTTCACCTTACTCGGCACAAACTTTTGTACACCGTCCGATGTGGGTAGGGTATGTATCTGGTTTATGCCGTGGTACTTGGCGTCATGTATCTCGGACAGTATCGCCCACGTTGAAACACCGGCCTGTGAAGGCTTCTGTGTCGCTATCTCGTCTGACAAGTCTCGGTACAAATCCTCCAAGAAGAAGTGAGGAGAAGCCGGACCCACTTTGATGAGCTTCCCTTTCTCGTTCACAATCTTTTTGAAATGGATCCATGCGAGTGTGTCCGCTATGATTAACTTCTTTTCTAGTTCTGGTTCCATGGCATTATTCTTCTAGGTTATCTAGGTATGCTTTGGCCGCAGCTCTCTCGGCTTTTGTCGGTAGTCTCTGCTCTTCTTCGGTTACTATGTCCTCAACTGACATGTCGATGTGTTGCTTCGCCCGTCCTAGTGTTCGGTCCAGGTATTCTTTCGCTGCTTTCACGTCTGAATGTTTCAACGCCTTGTATCGGAGCATGTCTAGCAACGCCCGGACCGCAGGCTTCTTTGTTACTACTCGCGCCTTTGTGTTCACGTTTATTTCCACCACGTCTACTTCCTCAATCATGTGTTGCTCTATCATGGCGGTGATACCTAGTATCTTCACCTTCTCAGGTTTCTTTTCTCTTCCTGCTTCTTCTCGCGCACCACCTGAGTTTTGACGTGGTCCTCCATGTTTTGATTTTGGTTTTTTTTCAGCAAGTTTCTTCGCTCCAGTTTCTTTGTTAGGTTCCACTGGGGTCGAAGACTGCGTCTTGATTATCCCTGTTTTATTCATGCCATTATTGTAGCATAGTTTTTATGATGTCAACAAAAAATCCCCTCCGCACATTGCTTTAGGGATGAAAGGTTGACATCGTTCGGACTGTGTAGCTGTGGTAGCTGTTTGTGTGTTCCGTTTGATGTGGACCTTTCCCTTTTATTCTACCTCTTTCTTTTGTGTCTTGTAAAGGTTTATGCACTCTATCCACACCTCGCCGTTTCCCGCGATCGGTGTGACTAGGTATCTGTCTCGTCCGTATGATTGCTTCACGTCTAGTACCTTTACCTCGACGTTCAGTCCTCCTATCTGTATCAACCCCTTCTTTCCTATTGCTTGTATAAGTTCTTTCATATGTTTTATTTATATTTTATAAACACTATCTTTAAATGTTGAGTTTCTTATCGCGTATATTGCTTGTGCAAGTCTGTGAAGTTTCTCGTCGTCTTCCGGGTCAATGTTTTTTCCTTCGTTTGCAATCTCCCCTTCAAGTAAAGTATTGTTACTTTCTATTTCTTTCATTCTGTCTGTGTATGCTTGTGCGAGTATCTCTTCTGCGATGATCAATCCCATCTCTGTGTTCATGTAGTCTTTCTTCAAACTTTCTTTGTGTATTGTAAGGTCAATTTTTATCATTGTTTTTTTGGGGAGTGTTTTAGTATGGTTGCTCCCTTGTTCTATAGCCTATACCTAACAGGGATAACTGTCAAGCATAGGATAGTGGATAACTATTTCTTCTTGAGGATCCTCTTCTTGATAACTCTAACCGCCTTCACCTCAACCTCCCATATCTCCTCTCCCTTCGCTATCCGTATGTCTGTGTCTCTAAACATATCCAAGTAATCTATCCTGGGGTTCTTCTTATTCACTACTGCGTACATCTTTCTTGTTCTTGGCTTAGCCATGGATTTTTCTGAATAGGTTCTTTAGTTTGCCGAATTGCGTTTTTGGCTCCTGTTTCTCCGCTACGGCCTCCTTCTTCACTATGTCTAGCGCTTTCTCGACTTCCACCTGTGTCGGTTGTCTGAAGCCCTTCAGTGGCGTTTGGCGACGTGCTAGGATATCCAATGCCCAGTTAATTCCGTACTCGTTTGTTTTGTCTAGTATCATGTGTTTGTTTTTATGTTTGATTAATTTGGCGGACCAGTGAGGACTCGAACCTCATTCACCCAACCGGTTACATTCACTCCTCAGAAAATATAACCAGGTGGTACTCTGACCCATGAGTTACTGGACCAACCGGGGGCCATACTACTTCCCCCGATCTGAAACTTGCCTTGTGGCAAAAAATCGATATGCATATCGCCTGCTGTGTAAGCAGGGTGTCATACTGGATATGTACATGTAACCCTGGCTCCAGTATGATATCCTGCTCGCACGCATTTGATTTTCATGTGGGCAAGGTACGGACCGTAGGAGGTTCTCATAATACCTACCGCCGTTCCGTGTCCTGCCCGCATGCTTTTTATTCTTGATGTGTGCCTTCTACTCCTCTCTGTAGTCTGTCAGCTGTTCTTCGGTTCAGTTGATCCAACGCTTCTTTGATATGATTGATAGCATTTACATTGTAATGACTTTCCATTTTCTTGTTCAAGTCTTCCAATCTATGCACAATCATATTCAATACGTCTTCGTTTGTTGTACCGTTTTGTACTGTCTTTACATTACCTTCTGCGTCAACTTCTTTTTTAATAAAGTATATTACTTGTTTTGTATCTCCTTCGAAGTTATGCAGTTCGTATATGTGTGTGTTTGTTTCCATATGTTTGTTTTAAATTAAATTATTAATCGGGTTTGAAGCCCGCCTTCTCTAGTGACTCTGTAACCAATCCGTCGACTGCCTGTCTCTCTAACATTTGCTGTATCCGAAGTATCTCCCGCCGAACCATGTTCATCACGTCTATGATTGCTCGCTCCTCATGCGTTCTGAATATGTTGTACATCCCCTTCTTCTTATTCATTCTGATGTACAGTTCAAAGTTCTTTAGTTCCTTGTTTAATTCTATCATCTTTTTTTGGACCTCTCTAGGATCCGTTATGACTCGTTGTGTGATTTTCATTAGTTTGCTTCTGGCATTACTTCTATTTTAATAATCTCATCAGGCATTATGTACTCTCCGCTGTAGTTCACTGACTGCATGATTTCATTCATGCCTGACACGACAGTCTTTTCTTTTATCTTGTTGTATTTTATGTATGTGATTTTGATTGTTTTTATCATAGTTTTGTTGCTTCTTTACCTGTTAATGTTTCCCACCGCTCTATGATTGTCGAGCAGTATCCTGGGTCCAACTCAACCATGGCGCAGTATCTTCCCATATGCTCGCATGCCATGAGTGTCGAACCTGACCCTCCGAACGGATCGTATACCCATTCTCCCGCCTTCGTGTTGTTCGGCAGTATCTTTCGGAGTATCCCTACCGGTTTCATTGTCGGGTGGAGCTTTGATGATGCAGGCTTTGGGTGGAACAGTACAGTCTTTCCCTTCGGCCGGTTCATCTTGTGTCTTCCATACCAACAGTAGGCCGCGACCTCATGCATTGGCAGGTAGTCCTTCCGTCCCATCACTACCGTGTTCTTCACCCATATGAGCATTTGACTGTAGTAAAATCCCGCCTGGTCGATTCCGTTTCGGAGCGCTCTAAACATAAGGTCCGAGTTGAATATGTAGCATGCGTTGTATGTGTCGAGGTACGGTTTGATTGCTGACATCCATGCGTCCGTGAAGTTTGCGTACTCTTCCTCTGTCTGCAAGTGATCGTTCATGATTACCTTCACGTTCTCCTTGCCGAGTTTTGCGAAGTCCTTCTTTCCTTCCACGTATCCCACTCCGTATGGTGGGTCTGTGAGGATCATACGAACCTTTCCTGCATGCTTCATCAGTTCGGCTACATGCTTTTCATTTGTTGAGGATCCACAAATAAGCACGTGATTGCCGAGCTTGTATATTTCTCCTGGTTGTATTGTTTTCTTTTTCATATGTTTTGTGTGATTAATTTCTTTGCCTCCTCGTATGTCACCATGTTTCCATATAGGTGTGATGACAATGTAGCAGCGCAATGATTTAATATATCCTTTCTCGTCTTGCTGTTCAGGTGTTCTTTGGACCATTCGTATTGCTTTCTGTATGCCTCGATCTCCTGGCTTAGTCTGAAGTCTTGATCATCGAGGTATCTTTCCCACCATGCTGCGGGTCCTCCTGGATATGCTGCGTGTTGTTTGATGTGTACGATCTCATGAACTAGCAAGTCTTCATCCATGGCCTCTCCGAAGCTTTGATGTATAGTATTTCCATACACCATGACAACTTTTCCATCTCCCCATCTCACACCCCACTTCTCATGAACCTTCCAGTATATTGGCGGGTAGTCATATGATACTTCGTATTCTACTCCGTCCATTTTGTATTTATTTATTTCAATTGATGACATAAATTATTGAGCCATTAGCTTTTTATAAATCTCATTTGTGAGTTCGACGTCTCCCAATGCTCTATGCTGTGCAATGTTCTCCATGTCCACTCCCAACTCCTCGCAGCACACCTTCACGTTGTATGTCACTCCTTTCGCGAACACGTTCATCACTCGCTTTGCAAAGTCCGAGTATGACTCATTCCACTTCCGGTCCATCTTCAGCTTCTTTGCCTTCATGAATACTGCCGTGTCGATTGCTGTGTTGTGCAATACATTTAAGAAGTCCTTGTGCTGACCTACCGTCCACCCGAATGTCTTCGCGATGTGATACGCCAACCACTCTATGTCGAACCGTATTCCGTTGTGCGTAAGGTGCGCTCTGTCCTGGTATGAAAGTATGATGTCCAAGAACTCTTTGAATGCTGCCTTCGGTTCCACTCCCTCCTTGTCTATCAGTTCCTTCGTGATACCTGTTATCTCTGTGATCTTCTCCGGTATCTCTATGCTGTGGTTAAGTATCCAACTCTTCCGCTCCTTGATCTGTCCGCCGAAGTCGACTCGCGCGCAACCTATCTCGAGTATCTGACAATTTTCTTTTTGTAAACCTGATGTTTCCAGGTCCCATACTAAGTATGTTGATGGGTATTCTGTTTTCATATTATATTTTTTTAGCTTTTAGATTTGTAAACTCTTCCCAACGTCTTATCATAACGTCTACCATGATAGGATCCTTTTCCATCGCTCGGACGTGTCGGTTCAGCTGTTGTGCCGCGATCAATGTACTTCCTGACCCGCCGAATAAGTCCATGACTATGTGTCCTGGAGCTGTGCATCTCTTCAGCGGTTTCTCTAGCAGTGTCACCGGCTTTTGGAACTTGTAATCGTACGCGTCCTTTCGGTCGCTCTTGTCTATCAGTATGTTTATGAATTCCCACACGTCCTCCTGGATTTGATTGCCCGAGTCCACCTCCTTGTTCATCACCTCACTTAAGTGTTTGATGTCCTTGTTGACGAATGGGTTTCCTTTCGTTCCGTACACGATCGCCTCGTATGCCTTGTTGAATGCGTTCTTCGGAGTGATCTGCATGTCACTCTTTATCCATATCAAAACCCTGTCACTTGTAAGCTTTCGCTCCTTCATGAGTGTTTGCATAAGCCAGATGTCTTTTTCCCCGCACCAGTAAAACATATGAAAGTTTGGCTTGCTGTATGTCATTGCGTTTTCCATAGTCTTGTCTATGAATGCGGCGTAGTCTCCAAGCTCGCTTTTCTCTTTCTTCTTTGGCGTCATGTGTCCCTCGTTCTTGATCGTAAGAGGCGGGTCACAGAATATCATGTCGGCATGATCGTCTCCCATAAGCTTGTGTACGTCCTCGATGTTTGTCGAGTCACCGCACATAAGTATGTGGTCTCCAAGCATGTATCTGTCTCCCGGCTTTGCTGTGGGGTTTTTGATTTCCTTTATCGCGTTGCCGGTATTGAAGCTGTCGTCTATCACATCAACGTCGTCAAAGAATACTTGAAGGTCTTCGTCTCCGAAGCCGACATCAAGCAGTAGGTCCAGTCCCATTTCTCGTAGCTTCTCCTGGTCCCATGATCCTGTATTCTTGTTGAGACGCAGGTTCAGTCTCTTCTCTTCTGCAAGCGAAAGCTCCCGGCTTGGAACCATAACGTCCACCTCGAGTATGCCTTGCTTCTTGTATAGCTTTGTACGTTGATGTCCACCGATCAATATGTTCAGTCTCTTTCCTACGTTTATGACCACTGGTATCACAGCACCGAACTCTCCGATTGAGTCCTCTAGGTCTCGCTCTTCCTGTTCAGTCATCTTGCGTGGGTTATAGTCTGCCTCTTTCAAGTCAGCAACCTTTCGCTTTTCAATTGTCCATGTGATGTTTTTGATCATGTTATAGTTTTGATTGTTTTTCTTCTTCTATTTTCTTAACCAGTAATATCAGTCTCGCCGAGTCCATCTCGTACGCTTCCTGCATCTCCTTCAGTCTCATTCGAACCGTGATCGGCTTCGTCGTGAAGTTCTCCATGTCCGGTACTACTGTCAGCACTCTGTCCAGTTCCATCTCCTTCAACAGGTCCAGTGATACTTCCCGGTTGATTACTTTCTCTATCTGTTCGTTGTGCAGTGAGACCAAGGTCTCCAGTCGGTTTTTTTTCTCCATATTTTTGTTTTAGTATTTGATTATTGTTTTGGTAAAATCTAAGTATTGCTTGCTCTTGATCCAGTCTTTTCAATGTGTCATTGATTAGCTTGGCTCGCTCGTGTTCTTCGAACTGTTCAGTCCATCCGTAGTATTCCATAAGTTCTTGTGGTGTTCCTATCTCATGGAAATGTAGCTGTATAAGCGAGTTCGCAATGTTGCGTTCCATTGTTTTCTCTAGCTCATCAAATCTATCTACTAGTGTTGTTGATGGTGTTCCTGTTTCTACTTCGTTTATGTCTGACATATGTTTTGTATTGATTATTTATAATTTGGTATCCAGGCAGTGTCTGCCTTTTTGTGGTTTCTCTCTTCCCATAAATCGACCGTACTCTTTCTCATGATCTTCGGGTCTTTCTTTCTTGTGAACATGTCCCGGAACATTCCCGGACCGTCGAGTGCAGCCATCTCTGTAAGTCTGATGAATGCGTCGGCGTTCTTTGCTTTCTCTTCCGGCGTCATGTCCGCGTCCTCTTCTGCTTCCTTCTCTTGCTGTTTTCTTTTCTGGTCCTCGAGGTATTTGTCTTCCTTGCATTTGCACTCCGCTTTCTTGTTGTGCCACTTTCCGTATGAGCATTGCCACTCTCCGCTCTTCACTCTGCATAGGTCTGTGTACTGTTGGTGATTGTATATGCCTTCTACTTCCGCCGTGTTGATTGTGATGTTATCTAGCTCGATCACCCGTATGAAGCTGTGGCCTGATTGGTTTGCCATGTGGTTCGACATCTTCTCTCCTGTTGCTTCCGTCACCCAATGTATCAGTCCGCTCTTCATGAGAACTATCTTTTTGTCTTCGTAAGTTACTATATCGTTTTTCATATTGTTACTCCCGCCCCAGTGCGTTTTTTATCTGGGCTATTATACTTGTTTGATTTTTGGAACCAGGTATATAATCTTCTCTTGATTTCAAACGTAGGTTTTGTTTCCCATAGCTGCTTCTTTCCGCTCTTCGTAGGTTCCGTCCAGTATGCGAAGAACTTTCGAGCTTCTTCTTTGACAAGGTTCATCGGTGCGCCTGTGTGATCTGCAATCTCTTGCAGGATCTTCTCTCGGTATAAACTTTCTTTTGAGAAGAAGTCGTGTGCTATCTCTCCTGGTGTCGGGTTCATTATAGTAAGCTCTTTCATATCCCTTTCGATTGTATCCATTTGAATAATTGAACCTGGTTTCATTATGTCGCTTGTAATTTCAACTTTATATCCTACTAAATCTCTCCTGTCTAATTTTTTCATAGTTGCACTTTGTCCTCCTGTCTGTGCGTATTTTTTATCTTCTGGTATCTTGTTCATGTGTACCTTCGTTCGTATCTCCGTTCTCTTCTTTCTCTCCTTGTCTTCGTACACCCTTTCTATGAAGTCATTCTTTTCAAGTCTGTCGAGGGCTGCTCGTATGGTTCGCTCTTGGAGTCTCGCTATTTCTGCGATCGTCTTATTGCTTGCCGTACATTTTTCTCCTCTCATCTTTTCAAACCAGTATATGACTGCGTAGACATCACTGTCGCTTGGTCTTAGACCTTCGCACGCATGTACTAGGTATGGCTTCATTAAAAAATCGGGTGTGTATTTCATATGTTTGCTCCGTGAGTTTTTACTTCACTCTTTTATTATACTACCACTGAGCCTACCCATGCAAACTTTGCAAATGTGTATAACTATTGTGTGCCGAGTCTCGCTCTCATTCTTGATTGCAACTGCTTGAGTGCCTCTCCTTTTGCTCCGTCGTATCCGTATGCGTCTGACATTTTCCAGAAGTATTCGCTGTCCGGGAACTCGTAACCATTCGGCTCGAACTCTGTCTCTCGCAACATCTCCAAGAAGTCATGCATCTCTTGCACCTGTGTAAAGTCTGCCGTGCTTCTTCGTCGTCTCGCTGAGCCGTTCACAAGCTGCACGTCATATCCCAGTGCCTTGTCGAATAATGTTTCTCTTCCGAGTTTCTTTGTTCGACTGTCTATGTCTCCTGTGTGGATCTCCTGGCTCTGTATGATCCAGTATTCAATCACCGGACCGTTCAGAAACTTTCTCATCTTGTCTACTTCAATATCATAAACCTCATATGTTACCCGGACCGTCTTCGGTTGCCAGTCTGACTGCACTGTTGATTGCAGTTCTTTTATCCAGTAGTCTTTTCTGTTCATGTCTCCTGGTCCGGGAGCTTTTACCTCTCGTGATGTGACGCTATAGTATAGGGTGATTTTTTTTGTTTTCATATTTTTTATTGAGTCTGTTTCTTTTTTGTATAAGGTCTTCTACCTTGCTCCACTTCTTCAGCGTCGCGTTGTCAGCACGGTTCAGCATGATCCAATCGAGGTATTCCTTTACCTCTCGTGTGTCTGCCTTTCTGTGGACGGTATCCAGTAATGGGAGTATGCACCACTTCTCATTCAATCTTCCCTTATTACCATGCTGATAGCTTGTGAAGTTGTGGTGCCAGTCTATCTTTATTCCTGGTCCACCCTTCACTCCTGTTGCACAACACCGCTGATAAAACTGATCAGCTTCCATCTCATCTCTCAGCTGTTTTGGTATTGGTTTTGTGAGTGCCATTATATTTCTACTACGTTCGGTTGTATGATCCGTCCTTCCTGGATTTCAAATCCTGGAACCTCCCAGTATTCACCTTTCCGATTAAAGTCTTGTATAACACACGTCTCATCGGACGCTGTTGTCGTCACGGATCCGTGGTCGATTGTCTTCTTTGATACCGACACTCTCTTCGGTATCGCGTCTCCATTTAGGAAAGCTACCCCTTTTCTCGTGAGGCAATAGTTCCCCGGCTCTCCGTCTATGTGCGCGATCAGTCCAAGGCGCACCATGTGTATGCAGTTTCTTCCCTGATTTCCTGTCAGTCTTCCTGTCTGCACAAGTTCTTTTTCTATGTGGACAGCATTGACATTTTTCTCTGCGACTTTTTGGTATATGGTTTTCAACACCCATACAGTACCTTTTGAAACGCTCGAGTCATATCCTATGCTTTGGCCACAGTGTTCGCAGTGTTCTTTCATATGTTTAGTATTTCTTAAACTTACCGGATAAATCGTCTTCAAATACTCCTATTATGAACCAACATATAATTATTACAAGTATGCAGGTTGTCATTATTTTTAGCCACATTATTGTCATATCTGAGAACCACACTATACCGAACATGGATATTAAGAATAATATGGTTGAAATCAATGTTATAATGTATGCCGAGAATTGAATTGCTTTAAGTATTTTCATATGGTTAGTTTAGGTGAAACTCACTTACTTTTTTAAATAGTATAACCACCTTTTGATCTCCTTCTCCTTCCACCTTCTCATACCATTCAGCCTTTGTCTCTTCTGTCCATCCGTATTGCTCTCTCCAGTTTCTATACTTCTCTGCTCTCTCTAGCTTTATCTTGTTTCTTTCCTCTCTCTCTTTCTCTTCTGCAAGGTCTGCCTCCTCTTTCTCTCTTGCTTTTTTGTCGTCTTCTAT